TTAAAGATAAGGTTTTTTATGTTTTTTAATCTCTGGGGCGAAAATGCGTAGACCGTAAGCCGCCCTCTATCGCAAAAAATGGCAGCAAATGGAAAATAGGGAACAGGAGCGTTTATGAACAATAGTTTTAATGCCATCGAAAATGCAAATATTGGAGACACTTTAATGGTGACAGATGAATCTTTAAATTTCATATGGAGGTATGAGTTAATAGCTAAATTTAAATATTATAAGCGTGTTTTTTTTGTAGGATTAAAACGAAACGGAAAAGGGGTTGCTTGCGTCAGGGTATTTAAAATTAAAGGTTTTGGTAAAAACAACGGAAATATGGATGAAGACTCAGAAGGATATTTTATTTTGCATTGCATTAAAAGGAAAACAAATGAAAACCCGCATCTTTAATCTTACTACACCAAAGACGGTTCGCCGCATGGAGCCTGAGCGCAAGCCGTTTTACAAACATGATGATGGCTTGCATATCTCGCATCTGCGCAGCTCAGAATGTTGGCAGCGATTACGTGAGGCTGTTTTATCCGAGCATCCTTTTTGCCCCATATGCCGTCATCCTGCCGCCGAGGTGCATCACGTCAAAGCGGCGGCAGAACATGAGGAATTGTTTTTCGACCAATCGAATCTTGTAGGTCTTTGCGAAGAATGCCACGAGAAATTACACGCCGCGCAAAGACGCGGGATAACGATAGATATTCTGTTTCCAAATTTGCTCGGGGGTAAAACCCATGTCTGACCAAAACACAAACTCAACCGAAAGGTTACTGCAATGGCAAAAGGAAAAAGCCGTGGCGGAAAATCCAAGGGTGGCAAAAAAGGCGGAAAGGGCGGTCGCTCCGGCGGCAACTCCGGAGGCTAACCTGCTATCCTTGGCGGCTACGGCATCGAGGTTGACGGACGCTATCATTGTCGGCGTTTCATGCGGCAAGGATAGCGCTGCGACTCTTGATGTCTGTAGCCGCCACTTCTTAAACGTTCATGCGTATTTTATGTATTTAGTTAAAGGTCTGGAGTTTCAGGAAAAATATCTTTGTTATTTAGAGGGGAAATATGGAATAAGCATCATGCGCATTCCGCATTGGAACCTGTCTGCAATGTTTAAATATGGATGGTTGCGCAACCATTCAGAATCAATGATGAGCGTTCCGTTAATAAAATTAATAGACGCCGAAAGTTACGTAAAAGAAAAATTAAGCTGCGAGTGGATTGCTTACGGACACCGCGCGCAAGAAAGCCTTGAGCGAAACGCCATGCTTAAGAAAAATGGAGGTATAGATTTAAAAGGCAAACGCGTTTATCCTTTGACTTTCTGGAGTAAGAAACATGTGGTTAAATATCTTGATAAAAACAAAATACCACTTGCGCCAGAGTATAGGTTTCTTGGTAGAAGTTTCGGGGCGTTTCTTGAACCGCAATTGCTTGTGATAAAGCAACATTGGCCTAATGATTACGATAAAATAAAGGAGGTTTTCCCGTATGTCGAAGCAATCATTAAACGAAAAGAATTCACAGATAAGCAGATTCCAGAAATTTGAGGCTGTCACTATAGCAAGAGGCAATTAACTATGTCGCATTCCCCTATGACGGTTTTTGTTTTAGATGCGATAATGCCAATACGCCCGCGAATGTTTGTTGGGCGGCTCCTAAATTCAATTGGCTTGGTGCCGTCAACTATTTGCGAAGCGAACGGCTCATGCATGATTAAGCATTTCATACAATTAATATAGCATAATTTAATTAAAAATCAATACATAATGGTGGGTTTATGTCAGGAACTAAAGGCCGCTCTGGCGGCCACAACAGAAAGACGCTGAGGGAAAAGCAGTTGCTTGGCGTCAAGAAAGACCGCCTGAACGATAACGCCCCTGATTATCTTCCCGCCCGTGTCGACAAGATCGAAGGACTCGGGAATGTGGGAAACATCATCTGGAACCGCTACGAGCCGATGTTGCACAACAACGGCACACTAAGCGAAGCCGATGGCATGGCATTCTTCGGTCTTTGCAGAAAATGGGAACAATGGTATGAGCAGGATCAAGAGTTGAAGAAGAAGGGCAAGTATCTTCCGGTCAAAGACAAGGACGGAAATGTCACTGGCGCGACGGTGGCGCCATGGGCGAAACTTGAGGTTGACTATTTCAATCAGCTCCAACAATGCCTGCGAATGTTCGGCTTGACCCCAGTTGATCGCGGTAGCGTGGAAAAAATAACAGTGGCAAAGAAAGCAGTGAAGAGGTTGACTTGAAAATTCCCCGAATATGGCTTGAGCCAATACAGGGTTACGATCCCTGGCGCAACTCCGACGATTTCTATTTTGACGTCAAGGCAGCGAGGGCATGTTGCAAGCGTTTCGAAAGCTTCAGGCACATGAAAGGACAGTGGGCGGGAAAACCTTTCGTCCTTGAGCCTCACCAACGCAAGATCGTGGGCCACATGTTTGGCTGGAAACGCAAAAGCGATGGCACAAGAAGATACCGGGAAGTTTTACTTTACGAACCTAAGAAAAACGGCAAAACGCAACTCGCCGCCGGAGTGGCCATAATCCTTCTTCATGATGACGGCGAGCCGGGGGCCGAGGTGTATTGCGCCTCCGGCGACATAGCGCAGGCCGACATCATCTTTCAAGCGGCGACCTATATGGTCGAGAACAATGAAGAGCTAAAGGATGATATCAAGATCCTTCCAGGCTACAAGACGATGAAATTCATCGATACGCAAAGCTACTGGAAGGTGCTTTCAAGCGAGGCGAAAACGAAGCACGGCCCCAATGTCCACGGACTGATAATAGACGAACTGCATATCTTCCCCAATGACAATCTTATAGAGACGCTTACGGCTGGCACGGTGTCAAGATTGCAACCGCTGACCTTGTATCTAACCACAGCCGATTTCGCCGGGCCGTCCGTATGCAACACCATGATTGACAAGGCTCGTAAAATAAGGGATGGCGTGATTGATAATCCTTATTTTCTGCCAGTCATATACGAGACGTTCCCCGACAAGGATGACTGGAAAGATCCAGCGGTGTGGAAGAGGGTAAATCCAAATTATGGCATATCGGTTCAGGATAGTTATTTCCAGGGGAAATTCAGGGAGGCATTAGAAGATCCAAGCAAGGAAAACACATTCAAACGCCTACACCTTAACATGCAGACTGAACAGGAGCGCAGATGGTTGAAAATGGAGGATTGGGACTCGTCTGGCGCTATTGTCGACAAAAAAGATCTACAAGGTCAAGAATGTTTTGGTGGGCTTGATCTGTCTAGTAGCCAGGACATAACCGCTTTCGTGCTTTTCTTCCCTACGCAATGCGCATGCCTGCCGTTTTTTTGGGTGCCGTCAAAGACGGCGAAGAAAAAATTAGAGTATGAAGTGTGGGCGCGTGATGGATATGTGACCGTAACGGAGGGAAGTGTGATAAACTACGATGCCGTGCGGGCAAAAATAAAAGAATTAAGCGGACAATATAAAATTATTGATATCGGCTACGATCCATGGAACGCCTCGCAGATCGCCACACAGCTGGCGGATGACGACGAATTGCCGATGATGGAATTCCGGCAAGGATACAAAAGCATGAACGAGCCAAGCAAGGAGGTTGAAAAACTCGTTATACAAAAAAAGCTTGTGCATTTCGGGAACCCCGTCATGCGATGGATGGCGTCGAACGTCCAGGTCGCCGAAGATCCGGCGGGCAACATCAAGCCGACAAAGGCTCAAAAGGACAGCCCGAAGAAAATAGACGGCATAGTAGGGCTCGTGATGGCGGTGGGGTTGAGTATGACAGTAAAAATAGAGGAGCAACCATTTAAAGGAGGCTTGACGTTTCTATGAAAGGCGAGACATTCGGGGCGTGCATGATTGTTAAGAATGAGGAAAGCTGCCTTGGCAAGTGCCTGGAATCCATTAAGGGGCTTGACGAGATAGTCATACTCGATACCGGAAGCTCAGATAAAACTGGGGATGTGGCAAGGGCGCATGGCGCAAAATTCATTGAAGGGGCTTATAAGTGGGAAGATCATTTCGCCAAGGCTCGCAACGAGGCGTTGAAGCACACTTCCGCTGACTGGATCCTGATAATCGACGCCGACGAGACGCTTTCAACCAGTGGCGTGGAAACAATCAGGGAGGCAATAGAAAAAGCGGATGAGAATATCCTGATATTCAAACTCGATTGCGTGTCTGCTGGCGGTGGCGTGAAACACACCATTGTTCGGGTTCACCGGCGCAAGCCTGAAATATTTTGGAGCGGAGCGGCGCATAATTATTTGAGTGTTCAAGACGGTCCGACACTGCCGGTTACGATCACCTACGGATGGAGCGACGCCCATAAACTTGATCCAGATAGAACGCTGCGAATTCTCACAAAATTCGTTGAGGAAAATCCCGACAAGCCAAGGGAAATTTATTACCTCGCTAAAGAGCATTTCCAGCGCGGAGAATGGCGCAAGGCTCTTGACTTATATGAGAGATATATCCTTATTGGCCAATTCCCACAGGAGCTTGCGGACGCCCATTTGATGATTAGCAAATGCGCCGTGGCTGTTGGCGAAACGGATAGAGCCTGGCTCGCCGCCTTCATGGCGTTGCAGGTCAACGCCGAATTGTCTGAGGCTTTTATGACTCTCGCCGCATTGAGCGGCCCCAACAACAGAGCTACATGGCTGAGGCACGCCAAGATATCCACCGACGAAAAGGCGTTGTTTGTGCGGGAGATTCAAGGACTTGAGCCGCCTGAAGAGAAGGGGGCCGAGTACTACCGGAAAGTTTTCTCGGCATTCCCGGATATGAGCAGGTACAGCTACATATATGAGTGCGTAGCGAAATTATGCTATGGAAAAGTGCTGGACATGGGATGCGGGAAAGGCGAACTTTTAAAGCATCTTCCGTTTCAATGCGAATACAAGGGATTCGATTTTGCCGACGTGGCCAAGGGGGAATGTTACGAGGTTGGCGACATCTACAACTATCCTCTTGAAGGATACGATACATACGTTTGTCTTGAAGTTTTAGAGCACGTTGACGACCTGCGTGTTTTGAAGCGCATTCCATTCGCTTCAAAAGTGATTTTTTCCGTGCCCTCGTTCCCTGATCCGGCGCATATCCGCACCTACACTATCGACTCAATGGTTCAACGTTTTGGCGAGTTCTTTTCAGAGATGAAAATACATCGCTTCAACTGGGACGCCGACAATAGAAAATGGGTGTTCAATGACATAGAGACGGAACAATATATTCTACTTGTGGAGGCGAAGAAAAAATGACAGAAAAAAAACAAAGGAGAAAAGTCACAATCATTCTTCGCTGGGACGTGTTCTGTTGTCCCAATCCAAAATGTAAATCGACAAGAATGCCGGTGACTGGGCATAAGCATAGAATGGGGTATCTGGACAGATATAGAACCTGCAAGGCTTGCGGAACCACTTTTATTGACAGACGCAAAGATTAGTCTTACCATCTTGACTAATATGATAGACATACTATAGAAACTTCTCAAATAGGAGGATATACAGAAGGCAAGGCGAACGCCCGCGGAAAGCGGGCTTGACATAACGCCGGGGTGAAACATCCCCGGCACTTTCGCCTAAATCGGGAGCCTTCTGGATGCAGTTAAATCCATTCATATGGTTTCAGCCACGGAATACAATTTCCGAAACCACCGGCGACGCCGAAAAAATAATCCGCTCTCTCGCCCTTCAATTTCTTTCCGATAGTGGCGCGATCGTGTCAATCGAAACCGCCAAACGCTTCTCTACTGTTTATTCATGCGTGCGCCTCATCTCAGACACGATAGCGCAGATGCCATGCAAGCTTATCGAGATCAAAAACGATAAGCGTATGAACGCTGTTGACGATCCGCTTTACCTCGTTCTTTCTATGTCGCCAGAGAACGGGCTCACCTCTTTTGACTTCTGGAAAAAACTTACCGAGTCTCTGCTTTACAAGGGGTACGCCGTGGCCAGGGTTATCAGGTCGTTCGGTAAAATAATGCGCCTGATACCCATCACCAACGTGCACAAAATAGAGCGTGACCAGTATGGCAGATATTCGTTTACCTACTATACCCAAAATGGAGGACTTGAGGAACTTAAACAAGAGGATTCGTTCTTTTCGTTCTACGCTCTTGACGACAACATGCTTCCGCTTTCTCCGATAGAAGTGAACAGGAATTCAATCGGACTCGGAATATCAGCCGAGAAGCACAGCTCAAAAACCTTCAAATCAGGTGGCCGTCCGTCTGGCACTTTGGATCTTCCTGGAACGCTTGATAAAAAAGTTCGTGACTCGATCAAGGAAAGCTGGGATCGCGCCTACTCGCTCGATGGCGATGGCGGAATAGCGATTCTTGAAGGCGGGGCTAAGTACGCCGCAATTTCGATGACGAACGAGGCTGCGCAACTTCTTCAGAGCAGGCAGTTTCAGAAGCAGGACATTTGCGGCATCTTCGGCGTGCCTCCGCACATGATAAGCGACACGGCCCAAGCTAAGGGATGGTCAACCATGGAACAAATGATGACCGAGTTCCTGACGCTTTCGATCAACCCGATAACCATTCGTTTCGAGCAGTCAATGGACAAGCTTCTAATCGACAAAAAAGACTGGTTTAAAAAGTACTCGATGTTCGAAAGCAAAGGACTACTGAGGGGCGACACGAACACCCGTAAAGACTACTACGCCACCGGAATAGACAAGGGATGGCTTGAGATAAACGAGGTGCGGAAACTTGAGGACATGAACCCGTTGCCGCCAGAGCGCGTTAAAGAAATTGAAGAGCGGAACAAAACCAAGGTGAAACAAAATGAGCAACCGCCTGCAACAGGAATTGCTAAGGCCGCGTAAGTGGTTCGAGGCAAGCGATAACGGAGATACTGAAATATTTCATATCTTCGACGTCATTGGGGCTGACTTCTGGGGTGATGGCGTTCGCCCTATCGATTTTGTTAAGGCAATGACGTCCTCAAAAAAACAGAACATCGAAATACACATAAACAGTCCAGGCGGCGACGCTTGCGGCGGGATCACAATTTACAATGAGCTTTTACGCTCCGGTAAAACAATAAAAACCGTAAATGTCGGCATGGCTGCAAGTGCGGCAAGTCTGATTTTTATGTCTGGCTCAGAACGCATTATGGCGCGCGCCTCAATGGTTATGATACATCGCGGAGAAACTGCGGCGTGGGGCAACGTGGACACGTTCAAGAGCAAGCTTTCGGCTCTTGAGATAATAGACGATCAAATGGCTGGGATATACGCAAAAGATAGCGGTGGAGATAAAAAGAAATTCCACGAAATGATGGTGAAAGAAACATACATGAGCGTGGATGACGCCATTGATTTGAACATATCAACAGGCGTTGATGAGGATCTAAAAATAGCCGCCTGCGCATGGGATTTGAAAATACTCTCGGGATTGCCCGAGGGATTCCATAAACTTCAAAACGCGATGAACAAGCGCGACATCGAGGCCGTCTTGCGTGACGCGGGCTGGTCTCACTCAGAGGCGAAAAGAATCGCCGCTGGTCCGCGGGAAGCGGAAAATACCGACGCCGAGATAATCGCACAACTTCACAGAAACATCGAACAACTCAAAACAAAGTAGGAGAAGAAAAATGTCCGAGGAAATCAAAAAACTGATCCAGGCGCAGGGCGACGCTCACGCCGAATTCAAGAAGACTATGGAAGCCAGTATCGCCGACCTGAAGAAGAACGGCAGCGAGAGCCAAGTCGAGATGACCGCCAAGATGACCGAGATCCTGGCCGATTACGACGCCTTGAAGGACAAGATGGACACCATCGCCGCCGACATGCAGATCGCCAAGTATCAGGGCGCGCATGAAGACCCGAAGCTTAAAGCGCACAAGGAAGCGTTCCATGCATATTGCCGGAAGAACGATCCGAGCAAATTCCAGAACTCTCTTTCCGTGGGAGTTGATCCTGATGGCGGGTACACCTGCCCGGCGGATGTTTCGACTCGCATCGTCGAAGTGATTCAGAAGAAAAACCCCTTGCGTCAGCTTGCAACCGTCGAGACCACCACCAAGGCCAGCTGGGATATGCGGACTGATCCCAATGATATGACCGCCTCTCGTATTGGCGAGCAAGGCACGCGCGCCGACACCAGCACGCCGCAGATAGGTC